ACTGCAAAACGTCCGTGGTTTTGCATATACATATTGTCGAGAAGGTTACGCTGCAATGTACTCTTCATAAGCTGAAGATCCATTGTCAGGTCAGCCATAGACAGACCAAAAAACTTGTGCGGGATCTTGATCGGAGTCAAGGTGGAGAACGGCTTACGATCAACAGGCTCTTGCTCAAGAATGATGTTGCCGGCGGTAACCACACGCAACAACTCGGCGATGCCGTCGTCGTCCTGATCAGATTTCAGGTAACTCTCGTATACCCAAACCTCTTGGAGGGCTTTTTCTGTGGTGTCCCTGCCAAACGCATCTGATCGATCGAACTCAAAACGCGCTAACCGCTCGGTAAAGTGATCAAGGCTGTCGCCGCCCAGCTCGTCTTCGTCAAAGTCGTACCCCATTTCGCGCAACTCGGAGTAGGTTTTACGAGTGCGGTGGCAAACAAAGCGAGCGTCCTCAATCGATTTAGCCTCCCGCGAGATTAAAAACTCCTCCGGCGGTACGTTCTCAATGCGCACACGGCCCTTGGACACCTTGCGGGTGATGACTACGTCGTGGGTGACCTCAAGACCATCTGTGTTTTCAGAATGCTCCAGAACCTCGACGTTGTCTGGCGCAATAAGCGCATCCAGCTCTAGGTCTGTCAGGTCGGTGTAAGTTTCGCGATCGTTTTCGTCTGTCTCATCCCACCAGCACTTTACGATGCCATTTTTTTGCAGCAGTGCATCTGTAAACCACGAATAGAGGATTTCAAATCCGGGGTTGTCTTTCGTAAAGATGTGGTTGATGTAGTCAGAAGCCTGCTCGGCTGCTGGAATATCTTCCGGTCCCGTCGGGTGGAACTCTACGATACGGTCGCCGGAGGCGAACACGCGCATAAGTGATGGCTTGATCCACTCAATCGTATCTGCGACGGTGCTGTCCACCATCTGCGATCGGCCTTCGACCTCGTTACCAAACGGAAGACCGTAGTAGTACTCCATCGCAAGTCTGCGTTGATCTGAGAGTTCATCGTCGTAACCGAGAGCCTGAGTTATCTCAGCATCAATTCTTGCTTTTAGTTCATCCATAAGGTGTTTCCGTTACAGGGCCGGCATCAACAATTCCTCCGCCTACAATTGGCAAAAGCCCTACTGATAAATCTGGCCCCTCGCCTAAGTAGTAAGGGACGTATTGCGATCTCACGTCTTCCGATAGATCGGAGGTAAGCCATTCCTCGGGAGTTAAATACGCCTTGGCATAACCAGTTTCAAATGGTGTTTCGGGCCAATAATCTTGATAATAAGTTGCGTAATTATTTCCGGGATCAACCACGATTGAGCCGCCAAAACCGGTAGGAGCGCCATTTTTGAAACCCAAGATTCCCGGTAACCAACCCTCAGCATAATCCGTAAAATACCGTCCGCTACCTATTGGGTTTTCTCTTTCCACAGACCCTTCTTCTGCAAAAAAACCGGTATCTGCATTTGGACGAAAGCCGCCAAACTCAATAACAGCTCGTGTATCTGGATTAGTTGCATAACCCTCAGTTATTAACTCTGTTCCAAGACCTCCCATGGTCAATCCAAACATCGGAGAAATGTATCCATACTGCACATCAGGGAGAATCATCCCTCGCGATATTAAATCGTCTTCGTAACCACCAAAACCTAACGGAATAATGTAAGGATCTAAATCTTCAGAAAGAAAATAACCGTCCCCACCAAGACCTAGGTCTGTAGTCCAACGCTCCTCCATTGGAGTAACGTACTCGTATCCTTCGTAGTTGCCAAGCAAAAAAGGATTGCGACCACCTAAGGAAACATTTTCACTTACGCCTTTTATGTATTCATCGGTTTCTGGGTTGTGAAGCGTATATGGCCCTTCTCTCGCGTTCCGCATAGCTACCACTTGACCATACCCATAAGGAAATACGGTCGTTGCATATCCGGGTGGCGGTATTCCTACGCTCGGGTCTTCAGGTGCCGGTTCGTAATCAGGTTCAGTTTCTAAATCTTCTACCGGCTCATCTACCGAGCTTTGCCCGTCTGAAGGACCACCAACACCACCAACACCACCAGCGCCGATATATCCGCGCACAGGGCGAGGCCAACCCGAAACGCCAGCAATTACGTCATACCCACCCTCTGGCATATAAGAAGGCGCAAGGAAGCCGGAGTAAATACGTTCGTCTTCTAAAATTGATGCTGGATTGTCTGTCATACGATTCCTAACTGCGGGTATTTGATCTCTCTATCCCAAACGGGGTTTTTCCCCTCTGTTGCAAACCGGAGAGACATGACCGCATATCTTGTGCTGCTCATAAGGTCATCCCTTATCGCAACAATCTTTCCCTCCTTCCTGTGATACATACGAAACTCCTCCCACCAATCACCTAGTGTGGAGAAGACCTTGAATTGGTTGTTTTCCATGCGGTGCAGCATTTCCATAATGCCCACCTCCACGGAGTTACCTCCCTTCTTCTCGCCAAGCGCAGGAGGGTTTTCAAAATGAAACGGCAGTAAATTGCAGCCTAAAGTCCGATACTGTTCCGCAAGCCCCGGATTGCCCATCGAGTCTTTTCTGTGACCGTCGTGAGGCCACGCAATATTCCACGGGCCTCTGGTTTTGATCGTTGCTGCATGAACGTGTGGCGGGGCTTTGCTTTGTCGATAGGTGTCATACACATATACGCAATCCTCATCTCTGTCCCAGGCGATCCAGGTGACCGCTGTGGGGTGATCCCAGCCGAAGTCAATCGCGGCAATGCGCGGCCACGCATCGGGTATCGGGAACGGTTCAACAACCAGATCCGCCTCGTTTACCGGAAATACCAACCCGCTACCAATAGACGGTCTGCCATGTTTGCGCATCTCCCGCTCATGCGGCGAGTACGCAGAAAGAATCTGAGCCATGATGAGTTCGTTCAAATGGCCCGAATTACCCTTTAGGGTTTTAATTTTTTCGGACGCATCGTCCCATGTGGCGTTATCAAGAGACTGTCCAGGCTGGAGGTTGTTCATAAAGCTCGCAACCGTCTCGGTCATCCCATTTTCTGGGGTGAACGTCATGTACACCATGCCTCGGCGATCAAGCGTTCGGGTCACAGCCTGTGAGTACAGCTCTCGGCTCGGCTCTTCGTCCAGCCACACGCAGTCCACAGATCGCCCCTGCCACTTATCTACGCCCATTTCGTAGGCTTTGAAAAAGAGAGACGAGTTAGTGCCGGATTTATGCTTTATCAGCGCTACAGATTTAGCGTTCGGCACACCGGGCTTACGCTCGGTTTTTACGATCAAATCGCGAGGGATGGACCCTGACCCAAACGCCTCTGGATCGTCCGGAGAACCTAGAAGCTCTGCTTGGATGATGTCACGGGTGGTTTCGTTACTCACCCCACCGGCCCAAGCGGTGATCGGTCGGTCGTACACCCTCCCCTCCCACCAATCTGGGTATAAGCCGGTGAGGTGGTAGGCCATCTCCATCGCCCCGCAGTAAGACTTGCCGATTCGGTTGGCTGCCATTAGAAGGCGCTGGTGTGCATCAGCCCCTGTAGAGTGGAACCGCATTTGGTACGGGTACGGGTCGTAGTCGTAAAGCCTTTCGTAACGCTCTCGACCCTTGATAATTCTGGCGAGTTCTACCGCTTGAGCGAGATTAGCCGAAGAATTCATCCAACCTCTTGTTGGTCGCCTCGTCCGGATCACCCTTGTAGTGGTGTTTCACGTACAAGTCGCGACCAGACCCCCCCTCCAAAAATTTACGCATCTCCGCATCGCTCCCCTTATCTTCTGAAAGATGGGCGAAAAAGAGCGCTTTTTGGTCATCCGGAGACAAATCCAGTATGTTTTTGGCATTGGCGATGCGGTCAGGCAACTCACCCATCATATTGCGCAACCGGTTCTTTGCGGTGACGAAACTGTCGTCCGTAAACTGGTATATGCCTTTCGCGGTGGTCTGTGAATTACTCAGATTTCTGCCGTAGCTGCTCTCCACCCCGGAAACCACGTAGGCGAAGTCGTTTAACGGCTTGGTATCCATCCCCAACCGATCGGACACCTTACCGAGCACTATCTGGCTAAGTGGGATACCGCCGATGTGCTGTTGTAGAGCAACCTGTGTCTCCTGCATCTGCGGGGTCCACATGGTCGGGATCATCACTGTTTCTTTCATCGGCTGACCCCACATCGTCCGG